TCAGGCCTCCTCAACGTCGTGATACTCTTCGCACGCCTGCAGCGTGTTCTGGATCAGGGTGGCGACGGTCATCGGGCCAACGCCGCCGGGAACCGGGGTGATGTAGGACGCGCGTTCGGCGGCATCTTCATACACCACGTCGCCGACCACTTTGCCGCTTTCCAGACGGTTGATGCCGACATCGACCACAATCGCCCCTTCTTTAATCCACTCGCCAGGAATAAAGCCCGGTTTGCCCACCGCGACGATCAGCAGGTCGGCGTTTTCGACATGATGGCGCAGGTTTTTTGTAAAGCGGTGGGTGACGGTGGTGGTGCAGCCGGCCAGCAGCAGCTCCATACTCATCGGGCGACCGACGATATTGGAGGCGCCAATGACCACCGCATTGAGGCCGTAGGTGTCGATATTGTAGCGTTCCAGCAAGGTCACGATACCGCGCGGAGTGCACGGACGCAGGCGCGGCGCGCGCTGGCACAGGCGGCCAACGTTGTAAGGATGGAAGCCGTCGACGTCTTTATCCGGCGCGATGCGCTCGAGAACTTTGACGTTATCGATCCCTGCCGGCAGGGGCAGCTGAACCAGAATACCGTCGATGGTCTTATCGGCATTCAGAGTGTCGATAAGCTCCAGCAGCTCGGCTTCGCTGGTGGTTTCCGGGAGATCGTAAGAGCGGGAGACGAAGCCCACTTCTTCACATGCTTTGCGCTTGCTGCCGACATAAATCTGCGAGGCCGGGTTGCTGCCGACCAGCACCACGGCCAGCCCAGGGGCGCGTTTTCCGGCCGCAACGCGAGCCTTCACTTTTTCCGCAACCTCAGAGCGTACCTGCTGCGCAATCGTTTTACCGTCAATAATTTTTGCTGCCATCAGAGAGAGGATTCCATCTGTATCTTTACGAAAGGGGGATGAGGATATTTTGTCAGAAGCGGGCCTCGCTGTCAGTCCTCGTTTGCTGTTTTATCCTGTCTGAGGCTAATTTAGCCTGTTATGACCATGGTTATTACATGGTTATTGGTGCGTTGCGCCTGGCCACTGAGTCGATTTACGCGCGCATGAGCCCCAGCGGTATGCTTCTTGTACAGTTGGTGGGGGATATTTCGCCAGCGTCGTATAAGCCCGCAGTTTCCTGGCAAAATGGATTGACTCAACCGACGTGGACCGTATAATTCCACGCGTTTCACTCCGCGAAGCACTCGCTTCTCAGGGCGCCCTTAGCTCAGCTGGATAGAGCAACGGCCTTCTAAGCCGTAGGTCACAGGTTCGAATCCTGTAGGGCGTGCCATTAAGAAACAAGCACTTACGCCAGTTTTAAACCAGCCTGATTTCCTCCTTGTGTCGTATTTGTGTCGCTAGCGCCAAAAATGGCGTCAATTTTCCGTGCGTGTTCGGTCAGGTGGTTCGGCGCCAGGTGAGCATAACGACGTACCATCTCGATGCTCTCCCATCCTCCCATTTCCTGTAAAACAGAAAGCGGGACGCCGGACTGAATTAGCCAGCTCGCCCAAGTGTGCCGGAGGTCGTGAAAACGGAAATCCTCGATCCCCGCTTTTTTCAACCCGGCGCGCCAGGCGTTATTGTCATCCACACGCATTTTTCTAACCGCGGGCGTCAGTGTCCCATCAGGGCGATGCTTTGCCGTCGTGTGAACAAACACCCACCGGGAGTGCTTCCCTATCTGATCCCTTAATACCCTGCATGCGGTATCATTCAGAGCTACGCCAATCGCCTTGCCCGCTTTTGCGTTCTCCGGATTTACCCATGCAACCTTTCTCTGCATATCGACCTGCTGCCACTCAAGACCGATGATGTTTGAGCGGCGCAGGCCGGTTGCCAGTGCAAATATCACCACTGGCTTAATGCTCTCCGGCATGCACTCGATCAACCGCTCAGCTTCTTCTCTGGTCAGCCACCGTATCCTCTTACTGATCGGCTTGCGGGTTTTGATAACTGGAGCTGTTTTTATCCAGCCCCAGTCATTCGCCGCGGCCCTGAGAAGGGAACGAATGAAGGAAAGGTGTTGCGCCTTCGTCGCCTGCGAAACCTGCCGTGGTTTGTACTCCGGAACCGGCTTTCCCTTCCTCATCGCGGCATCACGCTTACTCTCCCACACCTGAAGGTGCTTACGGTTGTTCATCCCATTAACGGCTTCATGAACTTCCTCCGCCGTTATCTTCGAGATATCACGTCCGGAAAAATGCTGCAGCCAAAACTCAATTTTGGTTTTGTCATCATCCAGCGATCGCTTATGGTCTTTTTCGCGCAGCCACCGGATGCAGCACTCTTCGAAGGTTCTGACGGGCAGGTCGCCGATCTGGTCAACCCGCCACGCTTCCGCCTTCAGCTTGTCGTGGAGCTCCTGAGCCTGCTTTTTGTCCCCCGTGCCAAGAGATCGCCTAACTCTTTTTCCTGACGGCGTAAAGAAATGACAGTGCCACACGCCGCCCCTGAGGGTGATTGACATAAAACTTCTCCTTTATGTTCACCCGCGTTCGCGATGACAGGATCGCGCGGGGTTTTCAAATATGCAATACACGCAGCCTCGGTCGTTCTGTACTTGTTGCCGACCTTGCGGCCGGCGAGCTCCCCAGACTCAATCAGGCGGTAGATCACCCGCGCAGACACGATGAGCAAATCGGCGGCCTGCTGTGCTGTTATCGGTTTGTCAGATGCCATATCACCTCCGATGCTTACCGCGTAATTCCTCGTCTTCCTGACAATCAGCACAGCGCTGGCATCCTGCCACCAGTTCCCGGCGCCGCTCGGGTATCTCTTCCCCGCAGTCGCGGCAATGAGTAGCTGAAACTGCGTTATGGTTGATGCGCATGTTCTGGATGGTCATTTCCAGCCGGCGCTCTGCCAGCTCGTTGGCTTGATCAATGATTTCTGGCATGTCAGCGCTCCTTTATATATCCGTTCAAAATACCTATCTCCACATAGAGATGGCTTGGCGTTAACCCAAGCTGCTTTATCAGCGGCATGCATCCGTTGAGGATCGGTCGTGATATCTCGTCGCAACTTAAAGCGGGAGATGACCGCCGTTGTGCCTTAACCTCATCGTTAGCCCTGCGCGCGATGCTTCTGAGCGCATTTTTCTTTTCTTCTGGCGTCATGCTGCCTCCCGTTTCTTATTGAGGTGGGGTGCATTCGAAAGGAAAACGGCCCTTGCAAAGCCCAGGGGAGTAGCGCTGCGAATGTTGGCGCGCTCGTCGCTGGGTGGGCATTCGTGAATTCGGTTGTCCGGATACCAGTCAGCGATGAGGTTCTCACCATGAAAGTTGAACACCTCCAGTGCCTTCTTCTTCGGCACCATCCGGCTAAAGTACTGCTTCACGCGTTCGATCGCCTGTGCCACTTGCGGGTGAATATCCTCTGCCGGCGCCTTGAAGCCGTTACCCGTCCAGAGGCAGGTCTGCTTCGTGTAGTTGTCATCCGCGCACAGCCCAGTGAACTGGTACGGATGGAACGTGTAATCGGCTGAGCCGAAGATGCTACTGAACACGCTCACCGGGTTTTCGAATGCCCACGGGCAGCCAGCCGCCAAGCCAACCATCCGGCATTGCTCAGCTACCAGCGCAGCCTTGCCCTGGAAATGCGGGTCTTTGGCGCGCTTGGACTCGAACCAGCGGGAACCGGAAACAGCAACGTCCGTGCATGGCGGGAAGCCGATGACGATGACGACGTTTTCAGAGCGGATAATCTGAGATAGCCGCGGCATCGCCTCAAGGATGGTTGCTGATATGCGCTCAACAGGACCGTCGATCGAAGTTTCAGGGTGCTGCGGGTCCACCAGGACGGCGCGATAACCTGCTTCGACCCATGGCTCAGCCATGACGCCAGTGATATCGCACAGGCAGATAATGGTTCCCTTGCTCATGCTGCCTCCGTCTTAACAACGTCGATGGCGCATCCAGGTATCAGCTCAACTGAAGCGGTGGCGCATTGGTTTCCCCAGTGGCTCCAGCCTGGCGCTGCGCTGCGACTGAACAGCTCAATCCGCGGTACGTCGCCGTATAGCAACTCCAGTCGGTGACGAACTTCCCACGGTTTCTCGCTGTGCGCGCCGAGTGGGCTGTAGACCACCTGCTTAATGCCGGCGTGCTTGCGCTCCAGCCCGGCGCCGCGGGTGGCGATCAGCACGTCTTCGGTATTGGCGCGGGTGTGGTTGCCGCCGTTCATGCGCGTCTCGGCATTCAGCAGGGCGAGGAAGTCGTAAAAATCGGTCACATCGCCCTCTGCCAGAGCCTTGGTAATGCGCAGCTCGGCCAGCTGATTCAACTTCACCCAGGTGAAGCCCTTCATCGTGCGCACCGTAAAGCCCCAGGCCTCGGCCAGCTCGATCGCCTCCTGGTTGTGGGTGCCGGTGTACCACATCGCCAATACGGCGTTATCCGCGGCGAGCTCCCACACCGGGAGCCGTTTCATATCGAGCAAGCTCATGGTGGGGTAGTGGTCGACGGCGGCACCGTTGCTGATCGTGTTCCCGTAAGACCAGGCCGGGTCGGCATAGATAAGTGAGTAGCGTTTCATCGCGCACCTCTTTTCGTGTCCAGCTCTTCAGCCAGCCGCTGAGCCTTTAACGGGTTTCTTACCACTTCACCAGATGGCATTAGCCAGCCACGATGAAGGACGGAGTACATGCACTTCACTTTCCCTACGGTTATGGCGTCGCGGTAATGTTTCATTTCCACTGCTCCCCGAAGGTAAAGCCGATCTCCGCCAGCGATTCGTCCATCTTGCTGATGAACTCCGGCACCATTTCGTTGAAGTCGGACATGTATTTGTCGTCGCGCTCAACAACCACGTGATGAATGCCTTCTCGCTTCATGCGAGGGTCATAATTCGCGAAATACCATGCATCCTTACCGGTTACCCACATGCTGAATTGCACCTGGGCCATGTAGGCGGATTTGATAGCCTCGAAGCCGCCAAGCCGGAATTTCATGAAGTCGCGAGAGGTGAAAGGGCACTTCAGCTCAAGGCCGCGACCATCACTGCACAGGCCATCAGGTGAGCAGGCGGTGCGCATGCCTTCGTCACGGAAAAGGATCGGCGACTCTGTTACCTTCACGTCGGTGGTGAACTCAAACAGGGTGCGAGCGTCGGCCTCATACTGTTTCCCCCAGGCCAGCGCCTTGGCGTTAACTTCCGGCGCCACGCCGGTGCACACTTCGGCAAGGAGCGTAAGGAAGTAGGACATCTTCATATCAGTCCATTTCTTGCCTGACTTGGGCTTAGAAATGACGTTGTGAACTTCCGAGGCAGTGATCACGCCGAGGCGTAAGCGGTGCCAGGATTCATCTCCCTGTTCAACGCGGGTAACGTCAATGCCAGTTCGCTCGAGGATAATTTCTGGTGTCATGCTGCCACCTGCGCTTTTTTCTGAAGGAAGCTAAAGCCTTTCTGCGCTTCTTCTTCGGTGAGCTGTGATGCCTGGAAAATGTCACGCTTGAAGATGTTGCTGCACAGAGGCAGGAAGTCCTGCTCCCAGTCCTTATTCAGGGACGTCAGGAGGTCAGTAATTGCCTGCAGCGTTTCCTCACTGGCCACCAAGGGGGGCGCCTCTGGAGTGCTGCGCGGCGTTACGTCACGCGCATCCACTTCCAGCGTTTTACCTTCCATCTCTTCGGCAGTGGGCTGCTGGCCAATTTCAGGCCATGCCTTACGCAGAGCCTGAGCCTCGGCACACTTCGCCAGCTGGCCATAAGGGCGCTTTTTCCACATAGCATTTGGCGCGGTAGTGTCGCGGCCGGCGGTGGCATAGTTCTCAACCCAGTATTCTTTCGCGCTGAATTCGACGATTTCCCCGCTCGGCATGCGCTTGCTGACCGTGTACTTGCACCATTGAGGTACGGTCACCTCAATACCGGTAAGCGTCAGAGTGACGTCCGGGCCGAACTCTGGTTCTTTTGCGCCAGCGTAATCACCGGAGCGATCGGCCTGAATCCGATAAAGCCCGATGCCTGGCATAACCACATCGCGCCACTCGCTTTTACCCGACTTCGAGTCCTTAACGCTCATTGGCACCAGATGAACGGGCTTCAGAAGCGGATCTAGGTTTCTGGCCCGGCAGTAGTCCAGCGCCATCATTACCGATTCGTCTTTGGCGCCAGGGTAAATACTGTTTTTGAGGGCGCTCCAGGTAGCGCTGTCAATGCCTCGCTCAGCAAGAGAGCTGGCTGTAATCACAAGTTCGTTAGCCATTGCTATTCCCCAAAGTTAAAACGGGCAGCCGGTGCGGTGATCCCAGTCGTATTCCGCCTGGGCGTAAGCTACTGCCGAGATGAGATCGTTATATGCCTCGCCAGCTGCATCGCTGCGGAGGCCTTCATATGGGCTTTTGTCCATCGGCACAGAGAAGCGGAACAGCCCTGACGGCTCTTTCGGCAGCGAGTCGATAATTTCCTGCGCCCGATCGTCAATCCACTTTTGCTTCTCTTCGGTGAGCGACTGTTCAGCCCATTTCCGTTCTTCGATAGCGTCATATGCGCGGTATGCGTTCATAGCTCGCTCCTGAAATTTGGTTGTAAGAATCCCGGCACCGTAATGGCTGCCTGATAGCTCAGTTAAATTCGTGCGCTGATATGCGTGGTTAATGCGTCCCGGCTGGAACCAGGTTCGGCTCGATATTGCGTGATGCGTATGGCCGGCGGATGTGGCGCAGATTGCCCTGCGGCTCATGCCAGTAGCTGCCGTCGCGATAGTCGAAGCTGACCAGCCAGGCGGCTCCGGTGCGGCGATTGCGCATCATCACGGCGCGTCCGTTGTTAGGAATTGAGTTAGCCATTGAACACCCCCGTAACGTGCAGAATTTTGATAATCAACGCTGTCCAGATAACGCCGCAGATCAGCAGGCAGTAAATCAGTGAACGAATGCCTTGTTTGCTCATTTGCCACCCCAGCACGGATAGCTAACTGCGATAACAGCAACCAAAAACGGAACGACCTTTAACCAAAAATTACGCCATGCAGGCTTGTCTTCTTTGCGGATCATCTCTTCACCTTTGCCTTAAAGCCGGCCAGCTGAGCGTTGTTACGATTACCCGGCGTTGCCGGTGTTGTTTGGATGAGATGATAATAGCAATGAGTATTAACCATAGCAATACGTATTGATATTAATTGATAGCAATGGCTATTAAACCATTGATAGCTAAATGAATTTATTTTTTGCTATTGTGCTGTTGTGCTCAAAAAAACATCAGCAAGGGTGGCGGCATGTCAAATGAGGATGAGTTTTTCACAGAGATGCATCAGCAGATAGCGCAGGTCATCGGGATAGCGGTTATGCAGCTGCTGGTTGAGAAGCGCGAGCCCTCAAGAGAGGCGCTGATAGAGATGATTCAGGTGTTGTGGCAGGGTGAGCAGGTAGATCTGGCGGTAGAGCTGGCACTGGATGTGTTGATGCCGCGGGAAGAGTAGGGCAGTAAAAACCCGGCGCGGGGGCCGGGTTGTGGATTGTAAATAGATAATGATTGTTGGTTACAATATCAAGTTAACTAATCAGATACAGGAGACAACACCATTTACATCAGCTTCTAAAGCATCAATTTGAGCTTTATTTGCTTGTGTTGCCATACCATAAATAGTGTAACTTTTGTGTTGAAGATTGCTTAATGGGCAGCCTTCATGATTAATGATTGCGGCAAGAGTGTTGCCATCTTTAACGTGCTTAACGCGATCATCAATGCTTTCATCAGTAAATAAATGAGGGTGTGTTTTTAATAATTCAGATGTGATTCTTTTTATTTCTTCAGCGTGCGACTTGAATGCTTTTGCAGCGTCGCTTTCGTTGGTTCGAGATCGGTTTTGGACGAATAGATGTAGCTTGGGGAATTCTATTTTACTTTGTTTTGCTTCCTTGTTGAAATCAAGGAACATTTCGTCTTGTTCAGTGCTATCAATAGAAACTCCATAAATCAATTTAACTAAGTTTTTGATACCACGAATTGAGGCAGCATCGGCTGTACATGGAATAATTACTCGATTTGATGCGACAACTCCAAGTTCTGTGTAGCTTGCAAAACTAGGGTTGCAGTCAATAAAAAACGTTTTAGGCCTCTCGGAAATAGTTTTATCTGCCTCAAATGAAGCGATGAGGTCTATCAAAAGTGATCGACTTTTTTTCCAAGCTTCTTTAACCGGTGAGGATCCAATATGCGCAATAAGCCTTGAACAAATATCTAAGTCTACGTCACCTGGTAAAAGATAAAGATTGTTTGGCATTTTTGGATTTACAGAATGAGCCTTAACAAAATATGAAGACTCATTCCCCAGGCGTGCAAGTGGAGAGTTGCTAAAGCGCTCTTTAATGTAACCAGCTATAGTAGTATTTCTATCACGGAGGTTGTTAAGATTTTCTTCTCCAACTCCATTGCCGCCCAAAATAATCTCAGAAACATTTGATTGAGGGCAGGCATCTATAACGACTACATCTTCATCCGAATGCGCTATTGCATACTCGACAGCAAGATTATAGGTCAAAAACGTTTTCCCAACGCCGCCTTTATTGTTCCAGATCAAATATTTCTTATTTGTATCTACCATATCGTTCGCAACTTCCGCCAGTTCCGACTTCATAATTTAATCCTAAGTTTACCGTGTGTAATGAAAAAAGCGACCAGAAAATTATCCGGTCATCATAGACTTACAAAAAGATATTAATAATCATTGCGTTGGAGATGATTCATTCCCTCAATACATCAAATCAACCTTCTGCACTGATTTATTCAAAGTCATTCCGCTCCTCCCTTCGCTTGAAGAATACCTTCTCCAACCTGAGCGCTATCCCAACTAGTCCGATAATCAGCAAAGTAATGAGTATTGGGATAATCAGATCAGACATGCTTCCTCTGCGTGCTAAGGCTTTACCCATGCTTCCTGTACGTCTGCGGCATGCTGCCTATCACCTTGCCGAACACGAACACCCGATTCATCTCGTCTTTCTCGATCGGGTCCCATGCTGCATAGCTCTTGTTGTCTGAGATAACCAGCAGCTTGTCCTTCATCTTCTGAAGGCGCTTCACGTGAGCAGTGTCGTCGTACAGGAACGCATATATCCCGTCGCCGTCAAAGCTCTTAACGCTGATGTCCACGAACAGCAGATCGCCAGGCTCGATCGTCCCAGACATGCTGTCTCCGCGGACGTTAATGATACGGATGCTCTCAGCCTTGCGTCCATCGAACATGTGGCGCGCTTCCGCCGGTGCATATTCTACGGAGCGGAGGATCTCCACGAACTCCTGGTTCACGATGCCCGGACCGGCACTAACCATAAGGTCCAGCACATCAATCCTGAATGCATCAGTATCCTGACTTTTAACCTGGGCAGCACGAGGAAGCTGGCCATCATCGCGCATCGGTCCATTGCCGGTTGATAACCATTCAGACCTGACGCCTAAAGCATTAGCTATCTCGACAATTTTTGTTGATCCCCTGGCGTTTCCGCTTACAAGGCGCCAAATGGTCGGCTGAGCAATACCTGAGGCCTTAGCAAGCGCCCCCTGGGACATTCCAGCCAAATTCATGGCTTCGTTTAGACGATCTGCAAGAGTTTCTTTTTTCATAATTTCAAATTTATACGCTTGCGTATTACTGGTCAAAACACGTTTTGCTATTGCTAAAGCCAATACGCATTGCTATTATCACTTTGCACCAATACTTATAGGAATTGGAACATGACGAACAAAACCATCCAGAAGGCAATTGATATCGCTGGAAGTCAGAAAAAATTGGCCGATCTGTGTGGCGTAGCACAGCCGACAGTTTGGCGCTGGCTGCATGGCGGCGGAATAGATGCCCGCTATGTGATGAAAATCGTGTCTGCGACTAACGGCAAGATTAAGGCGGCAGAGATCCGGCCTGACCTTGCACAGTTGCTAAGTGCGCATTCACCGGCCGCCTAACCAGCGGCCATTCCAAACAACACCAGAGGAAGTATCGCAAATGGAGAGTTCAACGACACGCAACAAAGTGGAGGCTCGCAGGATAGAAAGCTGGTTACACAGCCAGATAGCTGAACTGGGAACCACGAATATCGCCAAAGTGGCCGGAGTGAATAAGTCGACGGTGAGTCGCTGGCGGGAAAGTCTGCTGCCGAACATGTCGCTGCTGCTGGCCATCCTGATTTCTAACAGGCCGGGAGAGAAAGGTGATTTTGAAGCATGAGTGGGAACAGAAAGGCGAAAGCCGCGGTGGTAGGACACCAACGGCTTTCTACGCGAATTAACTGGATCAATTCACAGGAGTAATTATGGCAAATACTGCCGAAGTAATCAATTTCCCTGTGCCTGTCGTGGCACTACAGGAGCTGCGCGTGGCAGATCTCGACGATGGGTTTACGCGCATCGCCAATGAGCTCCTTGAAGCTGTCATGCATGCGGGTTTGTCGCAGCATCAGCTTTTGGTGTTCATGGCTGTCATGCGCAAAACATACGGCTTCAACAAGAAATCTGACTGGGTTAGTAACGAGCAGATCTCCGTGCTGACCGGCATTCTTCCGCATAAGTGTTCAGCTGCAAAAAGCGCTCTGGTTAAGCGTGGGATATTAACCCAAACCGGTCGCGTAATCGGGATTAATAAAGCGGTCAGCGAATGGTCATCTTTACCCATAAAAGGTACAGAAAAGAAACCTTACCTGAAAAAGGTAACATTACCCGAATCAGGTAAGAAAAGTTTACCCGAATCAGGTAACGCCTATTACCCGAATCAGGTAAACACAAAAGACAAACATACAAAAGACAATAAAGACAATATTAATAACCCCCCTAAATCCCCCCGGGCGGTTTCGTTCGATGCGTCAGCTGTTCAGTTGCCTGACTGGCTTTCTGCAGAAATCTGGTCGTCATGGGTGGCATACCGTCGCGACCTGAAAAAGCCGATCAAGTCTCAGCAGACCGTCACCCAGGCTATCAACCTGCTGGACCGTTGCCGGCTGAACGGTTACTCCCCTGACGAAATTATTAACCAGAGCATCGCTAATGGCTGGCAGGGACTTTTTGAGCCGAAAGTTGCCAAGGCGCAGCGCCGGCAGGAGTCCCGCGTCACTGAGCGGTTCGCTGACAAAGACTACGGCAAAACCGAAATTCCGAACTGGATGAGGGATCAGCAATGAACCTGGACGAAAGAATCACCCTGGTCGAAAAACAGCTGCAGGAGCTGTCACAGCCAGCGCTGGACATCCCAAACACCGAAGTCATTAAGCAGTTAGTGGTCTGCGAAAAGCACGGCGACTATGAGCAACGCCAGCGCGTATCAACTGGCCTTGTCCGTCTGCCAGGTGCGCCGACAAGCTGCCCGGGATGCCTGAAAGATGAGCTCGTTTTCCTGCGAAACGAGAAGGCCAAAACGGATGACAGAACTCGCACTGCGAATGTTGAACGCCTGATGCTGGAGCTCAAGGTCCCGGCCCGGTTTGAAGCCTGCACGCTGGATAACTACCTGCCGGTGAGCGAAGACGCGGAGTTTGCGCTGAAAGTCTGCCGAGCGTATGCCACCCGCTGGCCAGATCGACGGAAGAACGGCGGCGGCCTGGTTATGTGCGGCAAACCCGGCACGGGAAAAAACCACCTGGCTTATGCAATTGCGAAAAGCGTTATCGCAGAACACCAGAGCCCGGTTGTGTTCACCACCGCGCTGAAAATCGCCCGGGAGTTTAAATCCACCTGGTCAAAGACGGCGACCCGCTCCGAGGAAGACGTGATCCGCTTCTTCACCAAGCCGGACCTGCTGATTATCGACGAGGTAGGCATTCAGTTCGGCAGCAAAGCCGAGGAGATGATCATGTTTGAAATCATCAACACCCGCTACGAGCGCCTGAAACCGACGATCCTGATCAGCAACCTGCCGAAGGATGAGCTGACGCAGTTTATCGGCGAGCGCGTCATCGACCGCATGAACGACGGCGGAGGCTGCACGATTTCGTTTACCTGGGACAGCTATCGGGAGAACCGGTCATGAAAAAGAACTCTGGCAAACAAGCCGTTATTAACTTCATCGGCCAGCACCCTGGCTGCAGCTTTCAGGATATCCGCCGCGGTACCGGGCTTGACTCTTCAGTGGTCAATTCCTCCCTGTGGCAGATGCACCGTGACGGCCAGGTTAAGCGTGAGGGAGAGTGCAGGAGCTATCGCTACACCCTGATCGACACGACAGCCGTAACCGAAAGCGATCCATCTGTTCAGTATCGCCAGCGTCCTGGAGGCGTAAACCCAATGACCAACCTGTTTAACCAGTGCCTGGCGGGAGTAAGGAAATGAACATCTCAACAATTAACGAGCTCATCACCTGCTCGGCGAACGGGTGCGGAACGTGATGGCGGATACTGACAACGAGCATGATTTAACTGTCGACTTCGCTCGTAATATCCTCCTGCAAATCGGCTGTAAACCTGTGCAGATTGTTAAGCGAGTTTATTCAGAAGCTGAGTTTGAACGCCGTCGTCAGTCACTGATGAAGCGCTTGCCAAAGAAACAGACAATTCGAATGGGTGCATATCGTGGCGTAATCATGTCATCACTGGCCAGGCCAGAAACAAAATTTGGACAGGCCTGGCTTTGAACAGCTGAGCGCACCGGAGTACAAGGTGCGCCTGATGGACAGCCGGAAAATTCTTTAGGATAAAGAAGAGATCAAAGAGACGTTGGGTCGGTCGCCGAACAACGCTGATGCTTATGTGCTGACCTATGCTTACCCGATGATGAAGAAACAGTTCAACACGACGGGGCTGCAGCAGGGGCGCGTCATAACTGTTTACGCCCCTTACTTTTAGTGAGAATTTCTAAATTTCTGCTCGTGATCTAGCCCTTTGCTTACTAGTTCCTTTATATCGCTTTTTAACATGAAATACCCTTCATTGCTCCTACCTCTGGTAGGGTCATCAGATTCAACATAACTAAAAATCTGAGTGGTTTTTTCTTCTAATTCCTTAAATATTTTTCTGTAATTTTCGCACTCAACTTTATACATATCAAGCATTACCATGTTGCTGAAGTAAAATGCATATTTTTGATTTGTTTCATCAAGTTTGCTATTAATCAGAGATTCCTTTGTGGTTAAAAGGTTTTCTAATTCTATATTTCTATTTATTATTCGCTCAATTCTCTGGACGCTTTCCCTTTCTGGTGCGACTTTTTCTTGGAGTAAGGTTATTTCTTCAACAACTCCTTTTCTTCTCTTTTCTTGCTCGCTTAAAATCGTTTCCATACTTTGCTTCTGCTTTTCAAGTTGAGCGACTTCAGTTTTTAGCGTGGCATGCTGGGTTTGCAATTCTTTAATGTTATATTTTGACTCTGCTGCTCTTTCTGCTGTTGAGAATTTTGTCTCCTCTGTTTTCGATCTTTCAACTGCTCTGAGCCCCTCATTTTTTTCAAACTCTGTAATTATAGCACCCTGAAGCTGGAGTCTCTTAACCTCCTTTTCAGAATCTACTTTCTCAATGCGGAAAGAAATACCCTTATGAATTAGTGTAAGAACCCAAGAGAAAACAGGGTAGCTAAGGGTGAAAAATATTGAGAAAAATAAAGGAAACCATAAGCTATGTGTGTGGGGTATGCTAAAAGACGTAAATGGTATAAGGGTATTGTCAGGGATTGATTTTTTTATAAATTCTATTTTCTTTAAAACATCATCATCCGAAAGTAGCATGTAAGCAATTTTATTCCAGTTCCAGTAAACCCAGGATATAATCAAACTTCCAAAAAATGGATTTTTTGCCCTATATACAAAAGCCTCTTGGACTGGTGTAATTATTGCATCTTTAACTGATGAAACAACATCCTTCAACGATTCGCTCATTATGTGTAACCAGATTGGTAATTGTTGTTAACCAATAATAACCAACTGTAGTTGTTAGGAATAGTCCAAACGAGCAAAAAAATGCTCGGACGAGCCTGGAGAAACAGGGATGATGGAAAGTGCCGCCCTTGGCTGGGTGTCACAGATTTTACAGCATAAAGTCATCGCAATGGCGTCCTGCTGTAAAAGGGCGATGGTCAGAAAGGGAACAACTGCCACCGCCAAACATGCACTGGAACGACCGGGAGAAGAGCATCAAGTTACCCCGCGCATCCGATCCGCGCTATCTGGAAATGGCAGAGCAGAACGCCAAGAAATAGCGATTTTCTCGTATATGCTCATTTTGCTTTTATCCCCGGGAAGGGCGATAATTAATTTGTCAGCCTGAGCAACTGACACGATTATCTGGCGCCAAGTGGGGACACATGGCGCACAAAACCGTACAGCAATTCCTATCACCGATGGCGAAAGCCACCGGCGATTTTCTGTATTCAGCGTTTGACCTCTGCGGAGGTGAAGCGTGAAGCAACAATTCTGCCTTATCAACGACCACGTTAAGCGTAACGTCGTCAACTTCATCCAGTCTCTGCCTGTAGACCACCGATCGCCGCTGATTATCGAGGCGCGCGAAGAAAGCCGCACCGACAAACAGAATCGTCTCATGTGGCCACTTTTGAAAGACCTGAGCGATCAGGTGATCTGGCACGGTGAAAAGCTGGAGCCAGCGGAGTGGAAAGACCTCATTACCGTACTGGTCAGCCAGATGCAAAACCCGGAGCGTAAGCAGAAATCCGCCCCTGGCATCAACGGCGGCCTCGTCTACTTCGGCGTTCGCACCTCTCAATCCAGCAAGCGCTACATGGTCGAGGTAATCGAGGCGATCTACTGGTTCGGCACCGAGCACAATGTGAAGTTTAGCGAGAAGTCCAGCAGTCGGATTGCGTGGGCCCAGGAATGGAGGGCTTCGCATGCACAGTCTGCTCGCTAAGGTCATGGAGCGCGGTATTTTCCGCGTGCCAGCGCGCCGCAAGCGCAAGGTAGAAGTAAAGCCTTCCGATATCCCCACCTTTCACTATACGGCTCACCTGGCAGATGTCCGCTGGTTGCGCCGCGCTGCCAGAAGGAAAATCGCATGAGCCTTTACCGAAGCATTAATGGAGCTATCTGGCGCAACATCTGGGTTGTTGGCGATCTGCATGGTTGCCATACGCTGCTGATGAACGAGCTGGAAAGGGTCAGTTTTGACCCATTGTGTGACCTACTGATCTCGGTAGGTGACCTTATCGATCGCGGTGCGGAAAACGTCGAATGCCTTGAGCTAATCGCAATGCCCTGGTTTATGGCTGTAAGAGGGAACCATGAGCAGATGATGCTCGACGGACTATCCTCTTCCGGAAACGTGTATCACTGGCTCGCTAACGGTGGCGGATGGTTCTTTAACCTTGACTACGACAAAGAACGCCTGGCTATCGCGTTGGCCCATTTAGTTGCAGGTTTGCCACTCATCATCGAGGTAATGACCGAGGGTAAGAGGGTGGTGGTCTGCCATGCTGATTACCCTCATAACGAATATGCGTATGACAAGCCCGTCGATGCAGAACAGGTGATCTGGAATCGTGAGAGAGTGAGCGCGGCTCAGGATGGGATAGTGAATGAAATATCCGGTGCCGACCTGTTTATTTTTGGGCACACCCCGGCACATCAGCCAATCCAGTACGCCAATCAGATGTATATCGATACCGGGGCTGTATTCTGCGGCCGTCTGACCTTGGTGCAGATCCAGGGTGGTGATCATGCGTAAACCAGCACGTCGTAAATGCGCCCACTGCCGCGAATGGTTCCATCCTGCCCGGGAAGGGCAGGTGGTATGCAGTTTTGAATGCGCCAGCGAGATCGGCAAAAAACAGACAGCAAAAGCCCGGGAAGCAGCGAAGGCCAGAGCGGTGAAGCGCCAGCGCGAATTCGAGAAGGAGGGGCGCCAACGTCGCCGAGCTAAGCGTGAGTCATTCAAGACAAAGGCTCAATGGGATAAAGAGGCTCAGTCAGCCTTTAACCGGTACATTCGCATTCGTGATGAAGGTAAGCCCTGCGTCAGCTGCGGAAACCCGCTTATCGGCAAGAGCAACTACCTGACCGGCAGCGCTATTGATGCCAGTCATTACCGTTCCCGTGGCGCGGCGTCGCACCTGAAATTCAACGTGTTCAATGTCCATTCCGCATGCACCCGCTGCAATCGGCAGTTGAGCGGCAACGCCGTTGAATACCGCATTCACCTGATTGAACGCATTGGCCTGGATCGCGTTGAGCGCCTTGAGGCTGATAACGAGCTGCGCCGGTTCGATATTCCATACCTGCAGCGTATCAAATCCATATTCACCCGCAGAGCCCGCGCACTGGAGAAGCGCCGCGCCCGCCATCAGGAGGCCGCATGAGCCGTGACGTTATCGAACGCATCCGCGAACGCTGGCAAAAACTTCGCCTCTGCCGGCACCGCGGCACCGTACTGGTTGACTACCGCATACTGAGAAACTTTGTCCGCATCTATCAGACCCTGGGAGAGACAGCATGATTAATACCCAATACCTCCAGTATGTTCGCCAGCAGCTGATAGTGGCCACCGCCGATCTGAGCGGTGCGACGAAAGGGCAACTGGTAGCCTTTGCAGAAAACGCGCAATTCACCGCTACGGCGCGCAGCCGGGGAAGGAAGAAGGTTTATAGCGAAGTAAAGCAAAAAATGGTTAACCCGGATGGGCCGCCGATGAGCGGCAGCCAGTCCCGCGCTAAGGGTTCATCAATCGCTCTCGTTCTGCCCGTTGAATATTCGACGGCAAGTTGGCGACGGGCTCTGCTGTCGCTGGAAGACCACCAGAAAGCGTGGCTGCTGTGGAACTACAGCGATAATATCCGCTGGGAACACCAGGAGACGATCACCCGGTGGGCATGGGGGCAATTCAACGAAAAGCTGGCCGGCGTGCGCATTGCAAAGAAAACAGTCGATCGCCTGCGCCAACTTATCTGGCTGGCCGCGCAGGATGTCAAAGCCGAGCTGGCAGGGCGGGAGGCGTATGAATATCAGGCGCTGGCGGAGCTGGTTGGTGTAGCAAAGTCCACATGGACAGAAACCTACCTCCCTCATTGGCTGGCGCTGCGCAGCAGTTTTGTGAAGCTTGATAGCGACGCTCTCATATCGGTAACGCGATCACGTTCACAACAAAAGGCGACAAATTTAGATGTAAGTCTTGCAAAACCGAACTGAAAGGCATATATTTCATGTAAATCTGATATCGTCGCCATAGCTTCGATTGTCGACACAAAGAATTCAAGCCCGAGGTTAACGCCTTGGGCTTTTTGCTTTCCGGCGACACGACAGGGGTATTCGCGAGATGCATTGCATCAGTACCCCTGTCACATCGTCGTAGAGCATGTGTAAGTTCACACAGATATTGCAATTGCCTCAGAACACTAAAGGAGGGATTGCCAGATGTTGATGCAGCATATCGGTGTCGGCTATTTTGGGTATTACCGAGCAACTGCTTATGCGATGAAACACTCTCTTATGCCCGAGATTGCGAAGTTAAGAATGAAGGCTCTGAACTTCTGGGATAAGCACGGGATCCGTGCCGCAGCTGATGCTTTTGACGTATCAACGCGAACACTCTAC